AGCCGGCTCTGGCCAGAATGATTGTGGTACCAGAGTGGCTCTGGCCAGAATGATTGTGGTACCAGAGTGGCTCTGTGGCTCAATCTAACATTTCTTAACCTATTCTGAGCCTCTCAGCCATATAAACTATCATCGCAAGGATTTGAACGCGATACGGGTCACGAGATTAAGCCAAACAGGCTCAGAGCCATTCAATTCATTTGTTAAAGCCTGTTAACACGCCGGCTTAGAGGCTCGCAGGCCAATTGTTAAAACATGTTGGTGCGAGTTAGGCCCCTGGCGCGGTGCCGGCGTGCCCCCTATATATAGTATATAGAGCCATGTCCATAGGCAGAAAAATTTTTTGGTTTCAAATCATTCTCGCAAATTGCCACCAAATCAAAATTCGCAAAGGCCATCATTCAGGCATTCTCGCAAAAAGGCCGTAAACAAGAGAAACAAAATAAACAATCGATTGTTTCTCAGTAAGTGATTGATTTTCAATGAGTTAGATATAGATAAACAAAATAAACAAAAAATTTTAAGGAGGAGAGCAAAATAAAAATATAGAATTGTTATTTATATTAGCTAGTATATACTAATATTGATAGGCTTTTGAGAAAAAGGGGTATATATCAAAAAAAAATTCTCGCAATTTCTTTGTTTACATGATAGCTTATATAATTGAAAATCAATCATTTACAAAAGAAACAAGAAAAAGTTTTATTTACTTATGCAGAAATTTTCACACGAAATTAGTGAATTTTTTATTTTAATTATATTTTTTACTTTGCAAAGTAATTAGTATATTTGCAAAAACAATAATACAAAATGGTACTAATAAACAACTATAAAGTGGACATGCCTGATAACGTAAATGCCAAATATGCAATATTTACGATAGAATTTGAAAAAGATAGCAGGCTATATGTAGGACATGTTCTTAATAGAACAGTAATAAGCGCTGTGACGTCTCTTATTCTCAATGCTTTCGATGATTATTCGGCCACAGGCAATAGCTCGATAAGTCAAGCTATAAGAGAAAGTAATTATATAACAGTCGGATTGATAGACAGCAACGTTTATAACTTAAAACGGCTTTTTGAATTAAAATATAAAACTATAATATCAAATAAAGCATTTATACCTTACGGTTATAATCAAATAAATCTTTCATGTTCTAAGAGCCAAGAAGAGAAAAAAATAGTAAAAGAATTACTAACAACAAATCCAGACATGCGTTCTTTTAGTTTATGTAAACCTGTGTATTGCATAAATAGGGAAACAGGAAAATCAGCAATGTTCAACTCCGCGAAAGAAGCCGCAGAAGCAATCGGTGGAAAACCAAATAACATAACAGCTTGCTGTAGAGGTTCATTGCACACTGCATATGGATTTGAATGGTGTTATGTAAATCCTTTAGACACATACAGAAAATAAAAATTGATATGAAAACAGATAAAATAGCACAGAAATTAGCAGATATACTGCCATCACGCCCAGCAGTTCCCGGAATGTCTAATCCAGATACATCTAAGCTTGTAGAACAAGAGGCCACGCGCATCAAATCAAAACAAGATGCGAAGGAATTGGCTCGTATTAAGTATCTTGAAAAGCAGAAGCTTAAAAATCTTCAAGCTAAACAAGAAAAACGCCAATCATTAGCAGAAGAACTCGGTGTGGAAGAAATACCAGATGGCCAGACTGAGCTTCAAGCCAAACGTATTGTGGAGCAGCAAAAACGAGTTGAGGCCATTGAGGCACTTGAGGCTCAGACTGTAGAGCCACTTAAAGCAACTGAGTTAGCAGAACACCATGACTCGGGCAGAGGTTCATATTCATCAGCTATACGCTCAGCACTTCAGTTACAAGGAGCATCAAGACCTGAAATAACAAAACTTCTTACTAGCCTTAATATCAATTTAAGTGTTCAGCTTACAAAGCAAGACACGGCCAATTTATTGGCTTGTTTGTTAACGTGCAATGAAGCGCAGTTGGCAGCTCTATGTAGTAATAAAAAGATACCAATTGTTATCAAAACAGTTATAAAGCGCTTGCAAGAAGATGCAAAACTTGGCAATATAGAAACAGTTGAGAAGCTTTGGGACCGCGTGTTTGGAAAAGGTCAAATGCAGCTTAATCTACCTGAGCAGCAACAACTCCAAACAGGTATTATTCCTAATGTGCCTGTAAGTCGTGAAGCGTATCTGATTATACGTGAAAACTTAATAAAGTAAAATAACAATGAAGTCACTTAAAGAAATGCAAGAAACAGCGTTAGATGCCACAAAGCCCGGAACTGTAAATCCTGTAGAAATGTTACGTCTTGAGGCTTTGACGTCATTTGAAAAGTATACTAAACTAATGTTTAAAGCTCAATATAAGCGCTCATTCATTGTGGCCGAGCACCACAAAAAGATATTTGAAGCCTTGCAAGATGTCGTGGATGGCAAAATTACGCGCCTTATTATTAACATTGCTCCTCGATATGGCAAAACAGAGCTTGTTATCAAATCATTTATAAGCTGGTGTTTTGCCTTAAATCCCCGATGTCGATTTTTGCATTTGTCATATTCAGATATACTCGTGAATGACAACTCAGATACTGTTCGTAATATAATGAGTGAAGAACTATATAAAACGCTCTTTCCTAATTCAGCTCTTGCATCTGAGAAAGGTTCGGCTAAGAGATGGAAAACTAAAGCGGGAGGAGAACTCTATGCAGTATCAACACAAGGCCAAGTAACTGGATTTGGTGCAGGAGCAGTAGATGAAGAAATAGATAAAATGGATGGAGGCAATGACATATTTGTATTTGATGACCATACAAATGAAATGCTTAAAATGATAGATGCCAAAACCAATATATTTCAAGGCGCAATTATGATTGATGATCCATTAAAAGCCGACGATGCAGCATCTGACCTTATACGAGAGCGCATAAACCAACGTTTTGAAAATACAATACGTAACCGTGTTAACTCGCGTAGGACACCCATCATTATTATAATGCAAAGATTGCACGAGCATGACCTTTGTGGCTATTTGCAAGAGATAGAGCCAGATACATGGACTGTTTTATCGCTTCCGGTTATACAAACAGACCCTGAGACAGGAGAAGAATATGCTCTTTGGTCAATGAAGCACAATCTTGAGGAACTTTATAAACTACGAGAGATTAACCCGGTAGTATTTGAGACGCAGTATATGCAAAATCCAATTCCTACTGAGGGCCTTATGTATCACGAGTTTAGAACATATCAAAATATAGAATTACCATCTGGCCATGAGGCTTCACAAAGATGGTGTTATGTTGATACTGCTGATACTGGCTCTGATTATCTGTGTGCAATTTGCTTTATAAACACTCCAGAACTTATATATGTTATAGATATATTATATACGCAAGAGCCGATGGAAAAAACTGAAGTATTATTAGCCAAAATGCTCACAGAAAACAGTATATCTGAGTGCTTAATAGAGTCCAATAACGGTGGCAGGCAATTTGCTAGAAATGTAAAATCTAAAGTAAGAGCAGGGCTGCATAACTTCAAAACGGTAATACACACTTTTACGCAGACAAAAAATAAGGCTGCTCGCATTTTTTCAAATTCAGCCCTTGTTAACTCAGATGTTGCATTTCCTGCAAACTGGGATAAGAAATGGCGTGAATTTTATAATGCTATTACAACTTACCGTAAAGATAATAAGCGAAAATCAACCCATGATGATGCTCCAGACGCATTAACTGGTGTAATAGAGATGAGAAGCCGTAAATCAACGAACAGAAAAATAAAACTTAGAAATGTATGAAATTTGAAAGAGGAACTATTTGTGGTTTTGGTATAAATGATGTACCAGAACTTACTTTTGTTAAAGATGAGAATGGCAAAGTAGAATTAACTCAAGCATATAAAACATGGACTGGCATGATAGATAGATGTTATAGGCCTGGCCATGAAGAGAAATTCAAGGCTTATGCTGATTGTTCTGTATGTGAAGAATGGAAGCACTTTTCTAACTTCAAAAAGTGGTTTGATGAAAACTATATTGAAGGCTTTGATATAGATAAAGATATTCTTATTAAAGGCAATAAAGTATATTCTCCAGAAGCGTGTAGTTTTGTGCCAAGAATTATAAATTTATTATTTGCAAAGAATAAAAAGCGAAAATCAGATTTACCAAGAGGAGTAAAATACAGAAAGTATGGAAATAGATATAGTGCTGAAATATCTATTGAAGGAAAAGTTAAGCTTATAGGTTATTTTAAGGATGTAGATTCTGCTGCTGAAGCTTATAACCAAGCGAGGAAAGAATACATATTAGAAATAGCTGAAAAATATAAGGATAAGCTTAAGCCAAATGTGTATGAAGCTATAAAAAGATTAGGCTAAATCCATATTCTCGCATTATTCTCGTAATTTCTAGGCTTCTAATTATATATGAATGATTAAATCATAGGCCTTGAATGAATATAATGCGAGAATATGAGATAAAAAATACCTCTATAAAAAAAATGTTAAAAGCGGTACAACTTATAAAGAAATTTAGTATATTCGCACTGTGGAGAAGTCAATTCAAAGCAAAAATACAGGTAATTCGATGCAAGTTAAGGGTAGCTGCTCGGTAGTATTAACATTAAAAACATAAATAATATGGGATTAAACTGTGGATGCCCTGCCGGTGCTCATATCGCCGACCTTGAGATTGCTGAATGCAAGGAGAGTATGGGGCAAGTTCAAAAAGTTGCATTCCAGCGCATCTATAAGACAGCTGGAACGAAGAACTCTGTCACTGACCCGACTAAGAAAGCATCGTTTTCTACCTTGTTTTCTGCGACTGATGGTTCTAAAATGACAGTTTCTCCGTATATTCAAGGACCTACTTCTGAGCCTGGTGCAGCTCGTACATTTGGTGGTGGTAACCAGACACTTGGAGGTATTGAGATTACAATTGGCCGTGAGCCGACAACGTTCTCTGCCACTATCTATCAGGAAAGTCAGAAGACAATTGCACAGCTGAAACAGTATATGTGCGAAGAGATTGGCGTTTGGCTGATTGATGAAAACGGCAACATTGGCTGTTTGGTAGATGACCAGGATGAGCCTACAGCATACTTCCCAATTCCTATTGGTAAGTTCTTTGTTGGCGATAAGAAGCTTGGCGGTTTTGAAGAACCGGACAGCAATACCATTGAATGGTCATTCTATCCTAACTGGAGTGATAACTTCTATATCATCAAGCGCAAAACATTGGACTTCAATCCTCTTACAGATTGGGTTAATGCCGCTTCTGCTGGAGCTTAAAACTTTCAGTTATGAGAAAGAAAAAAGAACAAACAGTAACATTGGTTGTGCCTAAGTACAATATGAGACAGGAGTTTGGCATTCAGCATGCCGAACGCCTGCTTGATATGGGCACAGCCATAAATGGTGGATGGGAATTACCTAAAGATAGCAATTATACTTACGACGAAGAAAATGGCCTTAGAGTTAAATCAGATAAAGCAAATTTTGCAAAAGCCAACTAAACGTCAGGCTATTCAGAAAGCTGTAAACATGCAGCGTCGTCTTAGATTTCACACTGAGACGAATGTTGCTGTATCTGATATTAACCAACCTACGACCATATTCCTTGATTGGGTAAGACAGTTGCTTCCGAAGGATAAATTCAACATATTCCTTCATCTGTTCAAATTTCCGTTGCCTACACCTGCTGTAGTTGAGGACGTCTATAGAGAACTCGAAAGGGTTTTCTATAGTCGTAACTCATCAAGCTCATACCAGTTTACAGACTCAGAGCTTGCAGAGGATTGGTCTCAGTATAAAAAGAATAACCTCAATGAGCCAGAGGTGTGGAAGACAACTGGATGGAAGAGAATGCAGGTATCGCCAAATAGTATTTTGGTAGTAGACCTTCCTCAAGTACAAACATCTTTGTGCCCAGAGCCGTATTTTTATTGGCTTGAGATTGATGCCGTAATTGATTACCAGACTTTTAGACTTGATGAAAATCAGTTTGAGTGGCTTATTTTCAAACAGCCGGAACATCGAATAGCTGTATTTGATGATACTTCTATAAGAGTATATCAGCTGAATGAGAAAAATGAAATTCAGTCACTTATTTCAGAGGCAAAGCACGATTTAGGATATTGCCCAGCTCGGTTCTTTTGGTCAACACAGCTCAATGAGAAAAATAAAGACCTCAAGAAAAATCCAATTACAAAAGAGTTGTCAAATCTTGATTGGTATTTGTTCTTCTCCATTTCAAAGCAGCATTTAGACTTGTATGCGCCTTATCCTTTATATAGTGCATACGAAGCTGATTGTAACTTTGAGAATAATGAAACCGGTGATTACTGTGATGGAGGTTTTTTGCGTAATGCAAAAGGTGAGTATAAAATTCTCAATGATGGAACAGTTGAAAAGTGTCCTTGCTGCAGCGAAAAGCGTATAGCTGGTCCTGGTTCATTCTTAGAAGTTCCTATACCAAATCAATCTGAAGGTGTCGCAGATATGCGTAATCCTGTTCAGATAACCACTATCGATAAAGACTCACTTGATTATAATGTCAATGAGTGTGCAAGGCTTAAAAATGAGATTGTAATTTCTGTTGTTGGTTCAGGTGGTACTGTAAGTGAAAAAGAAGCTATCAATGAAACTCAGGTAACTGCTAACTTTGAAAGCAAAACCTCAGTTCTCAATGCCTTAAAGACCAACTTTGAATTGGCACAGAAATTTGTCGAAGATACTGTTTGCAAACTCAGGTATGGAGGTGCTTTCATATCATCTTCTGTAAACTGGGGTACAGAGTTTTATGTTTTCACAGTAGCAGAGCTATATTCTAAGTATAAACAAGCGAAGGAGAATGGTGCATCTAACTCAGAACTAGATGCTATATCGCAACAAATTCTTGAAGTTGAGTATCGCAATAATCCTTTGGTACTTCAGAGAATGCTCATCTTAAAGCAATTGGAGCCATATCCACATAAAACGCTGGATGAAGTGTTAAAATTGCATGAAAAAGAGTTATTAAATGAAAATTTGGTAAAGCTTAAAATAAATTTTAGCACTTTAGTTGAAAAATTTGAACGTGAGAACATTAACATAATTGAGTTTGCTTCAAATAAGCCAATGAGAGAAAAAATAGATATTATAAACAAAAAACTTTTGGAATATGTTACAGAAATTGGAACTTAAGCAACTACAGGCACTCAGTCTTGAGGATGTTAAGTCTTATAAGAAAAAGGCCGTAGAGCGTAAAGCAGAACTAGAAGCTGCTAAGGCTAAAGGCGGAAAAGCTTGGACAAGCGACTTACAGGAAGAGCTTGACGAGGTAGTTCTTTTCCTAGTAGATGTTGACGATGTTATCGAAGAAAAATCATCGGCATCAAAAACACAGGCTAAGAGTGGTTATACTCCTAAGCCGGGTACTGAAAAGATGGTACATTTGTCATTGGTACGAGGCCGTCGTTTCAATCCGCTAACTGGCAAAGAAGAGTCAAAAGTATTTACTCAGTCGTTTACATTCGCAGAGTGGCAACTTTTTAAGAACAATTTCAAAGGTCTTGGCTATACTATTATGGCCGCTTTGCACGACCCGTACGGAGATGCTGCAGAGTTAGTACAAAAGTAATTAACAATAAAAACAAAGCTATATGTTAACAATTGAGATGCTACGACAAAGTTCAGCTTTAACAGGTCTTACAGATGACCAGCTGAATGCAATTGCTGAGATGTCAAGAAATGATGAGAATACCGTTATAGGTACTAAAATCGGCGCATTGCACGGTCAGTATGACACTGATATTCTTGGCATTACAGGCATTAAAAAGAAAGATGGTGAAAAAAGTTACGACTATGCTAAGCGCGTACTCGGTGAGTACAAAACTAAAGCAGAGTCTGTGAAAACAATTCAAACTCAGCTTACTGCTGCTCAAGCACAGGTTGCAGAGCTTCAGTCTAAACTTGAAAAAGGAGCCGGCGATGAAACTTTGCGTCAGCAGCTGAAAGATGCTAAAGCCCAAGTAACTCAGCTTCAAACTCAACTTCAGACAAAGGAAACTGAGTTCAATACCAAAAAGGCAGAGTTTGATAAAACTATTAAGGACACGCATGTAGATTATGCTTTTCAAGCTGCTACAGCGGGCCTTAAGTTTAAGAGTGGTATCACTGAGCCTATTCAAAAGACACTGCTCAATGCTGCAAAAGCAGAAGTCCTTGCAAAAGGTACTCCTGATTTTATAGAGGACGGCCAAGGAGGAAAGAAGCTTGTTATTCGCGGTGCAGATGGTAATATCCTTAACAATCCGAAGAACAATCTTAATCCTTATACGATGCAAGAGCTTGTAATGGAAACATCGCTTAAAGACGTAATTGATACAGGTCGTCAGCAGGCAGGAGGTGGAACAGGAGGCTTTGGGTCCGGTTCAGGCGGAACAGGTGGAACACTTGATTTGTCTGGCATCAAGAGCCAAGTTGAGGCCGATAAAGCCATTGAGGCGCATCTGCTTGCAAATGGTTTGACCCGTGACTCACAGGAATTTGCAGACCAGTCAATGCAACTGAGAACTGAAAACAATGTGGCAAGTTTGCCTATTAGATAAGAAAACAAAGAGCGCTATGAGGCGTAAAAGGGTAATGCACCATAATAGCGTAAGTATTAACAATTAAAATATCTAAAAAGTATGAGTTTAGTATTAACACGTATCCAGAACATCCGCGCGAACTCTAACATGGATAAGTTTGAGTATCGCCCCAGTAGATACGGTGCGCTGAATGCTTTTATGGTGCAGTCCGAAGACCCTACTGGTATTCTTACTGAGGAGTTGAAACAGAAAGCTAGAACTTCTATTGGCAATACGCTGGAAACTCCGGTAATTGACTATGATGGAACTATTTCCATTGGAAACACCCGCGACGTGACTATCGCAGACAGTGAAAACACTTCTAATATGGTACAGATTACCTTTACAACCTATTCTTGGGGTTTCACTATTGCTCCGGCAATGTACATGAACAACGAGATTGGTATTCAGAAGGACTTCGAAACTAAGTTTATGAAGTATCTGTATGCATTCGCCAAAAAGCTTGACGAAGCTGCAATTGCTGCGCTTGCCGCTGCAAAGACGCAGGTTCTGAAGAACAAACTGCTGTATGACTTCTCAACCAATGCCATCAATGCAAAGTGGACTGAGCGTGAAAACGTATTTGGTGACCTTGAGGTTATGATGGGAGCAAATGACTTCTATGGCCAGTTGCATATTGTAGGTGACCCTGGTGTTGAGTCTATTATGCGTAAACTGCAGCAGCACGGCCTTTACAATGATGTAAACAAGCAGAATGAATTCGGCACTAAGGTTGTTCACCTGACAAACAACATTGCAGCTGCTGAAGGTAAGTATGCTCAGGGTTACGCTGTAAATGCCGGCTCTCTTGGAATGTTGACCCGCTTCGAGCGTGACTGCTTGCTTGGAACTGTTTCCGGTGACGGCCATGAGTGGGGTATTGCTACTTTGCCTCTGTTGAGCATGCCTGTTGGTACATACTTCTACGATTCTGTAGGTGACTACAATACTATCGCAGGAGCCGCTACTACTGATATGACTCGTACGCGCAAAGAGCACTATGGTTTTGCTGTCGACGTGGCCTTCTTGACCGCATATAACAGCACACCTAGCACTTTGGCAAGTCCTATTCTGGCATTCAACGTATCAAATGAAGATGCAGTTTATGCTAAGCCTGTGGTTGTTGTCAACTCTGAAGACAATCCTGTTAACACTAAGGAGGCTTCTGCAGGAGTTGGGGGATGATAAACCGATAGCAAATCTTTGAGTTGTTATTAGCTTTGGTAGGAGGCACACTGAGCCACTAGGCGATAGTGGCCTCCTATTTTTCATTAAAAATTAAGAATTATGGTTAGAGCCAACGATATACAAGAAAAGCTGTTACACCTTATTGGATGGGAGCAGAATTATGATACATCAGACTTAAAAATATCTGATGCTTTAACCGTGAGTGAAAGTGGCCTATATTTTCAACAAATTCATCCTTTGCTGACTTTGCAGAATATGTCATGTATTGCTCCGGATTTTAAGAATATCACTTTTCCAAAATACAATTCTAAAAAGGAATATAGCAAAGGCAATGTAGTTGATTATCAAGGAACACAATATAAAGCGCTTCAAAAAACACAAGGAAAACAGCCTGATATTGAGTCTGAGTATTGGGTTGAAACCAATTTATTTTCTGAATGGCTTGAGAGCAAAACAAAAGCAAGCATTCAAAAAGCTATTGCTAGATATTGTAATGAAAAAACGGTAGAAGGAACAAATAAGCCATTATGCGAAAGTCGTACTCTGTTTGATGGAACAGGTAGATTAGCAGATACTGTAAAGAATAAGAAAAATCTAGTTGGCTTTGAAATTATACCAGTACGAGCAAAAGGCGTAACCACAAAGATAAATAAAATATGCCTTCAGTTTACTAAAGCTGGAGAATATACTTTGTATCTTATGCATTCAAGTATGGATGCTCCAGTAAAGATTATAAAGCTTAATAAGATACGAGATAATAGCGCTGAATGGTTTACAGTCGATGACCTCTATTTGCCATACCAAAGTGAAGATAATGATGCAGGAGGAAGTTGGTATTTGTGCTATTTTCAGTCTGAACTTCCAGAGGGAAGTCAAGCTATTAGAAAAAATAAAGACTGGTCAAAAGAGCCTTGCGGTTCATGCTCACGTAGAGAATTACTTGCTTGGATGGCATGGTCTAAGTATCTTGAAATTCATCCATTTTTTGTAAATGAAGAACTTGTAGATGCAGTTAATTTCAATGATGACTTTAATGAAGATTTTGCAAAGTGCCCACTTCATCTATGGGATGTTGAAAATAATCAATATACTTATGATAACAACTACGGATTAAATTTAGAAGTTACTGTAAGCTGTGATATTACAGATTTTATAATTGAACAGAGAATGATGTTCCAAGATGTCATAGCTAAGCAGGTAGCTGTAGATATGTTACGCGAATTTGCATATAACTCTAACGTAAGGACAAATAGGCATTCAATCAATGCTTCTCGACTTGATATATTATATGAAGTAGATGGTGACTCTTCTTCTATGAAAAAATCAGGTTTAAGTTATCAGCTAGATATGGCTTTCAAGGCCATTAAGCTAAGTACTTCTGGAATTGATAGAGTATGTTTGCCATGTCGAAACAATGGCATTAAATATAGAACTGTATAAGTATGGCTGTAAAACGATATAACGCGACACTCCGCAATCTGGAATATAGGTTGCGAAGTTTTAAGGATAGCTTGCCTATGCTATTAGAAGATATTGTGCGTGACAAAGAAGATGTAATAGTATCAGCTATAGCAGATGACCAGTTATATCGTCGTGGTATCAACGGTAGAGGTGAAAAGATAATGGATTATATGCCATACAAGCCTAAAACCATACAAATAAAAAAGAAAAAAGGTCAGCCTACTACAAGGGTCACATTACGAGATACAGGTGCTTTTCACGAGTCTATGTTTGTAGTATTTGACTCAGAAGGTTTTTATGTGACCGCGAGTGATGAAAAAACACCTGAACTTATTGAGAAATATGGTGAAGAGATTTTTCGCTTAACAGATAAAAATTTTACCAGAATAATTCGTTCTCATATAAGAAAAGAATTAGTTAAACGATTAAAACAGGCAATAAGGAAATGAAGGAAAACTCAGTACAAATAAGATTTAAGGAAGACCCTGTATTGCTTGACAAGATATTACAGGATATGCAAAAGTCGCTTATGAACAGACTTAAGTGGCTTAATTATGCATTTGGTAGAGCGTATAAGCTTGTAGAACATAGGCCAGATGGTAATAAGTTTATATATCCTGCGATGTATAATGGCAATGGAGAATATGTGTCACTTTTACCGAATGATAACTTTGGCAATTTTTCATGGTTTGATATTTATGACCCACAAAAGATTACTGAAGTAGTTCAATCATTGCCACAATATACTTTCAGCGGGGCCATTATATTCTGGTATGACCTCAGTAGCATTTATGAAGATGAAACTGTTATGCATACAGAAGAAGTAAAAGATGAAATTATGCGGGTATTAACTACTCCAGGTCTTATTACTACAACCGGTAAGCTTGTTATAAATGATATATATGAGCGCTTTGAAAATATATACAAAGGTTATTCAATAGAGAAAATCTATAATAACTATACTTATAAAGGAGAAGGTATACAAGATATTGATAAACAATTCTTCATGTACCCTTATGCAGGAATACGAATTGAATTTACTTTAACAACTAGAGAATTATGTCAACGGTATATTTTATAACAATGCTTTCGGCTTTAATATATATAGCCTTAGCAGCAGCATTTAATATTTTGCTAATTGGAAAACTCGGTGTGCGCGATGAGATAATTACCAGGGCTCCTAAGCTTATTTCTCAATTATTCGATTGTGACTTTTGCTTAAGCTTTTGGACGTCGCTTATTCTCGCTATCATTCTCGCTATTTTCTTTAATGAGATGAGTATTATACTTATTCCTATCATATCAACCCCTATAACGCGAATTTTAATATGAAAAACCTGATAGTAAATAAAAAAGTCGTACGAGTATATGACAGCATAGATGAAATGCCTATTGTAAATTTTCAGAAGTACAATAAGTATTTGCTTATAGACTCTGGAATTGGCTCAGATGCAGATGATATTGATGCCCATATAACCCGTGTTGCTAAATTCATTAAAAGCAATAATGCCAAAAAAGCTTTGCAAGAACTGCAAAACATGAGGCAAAATATGTATATGGTGAACAATGAAATTTCACCGAGGTACTTAGCTTTTGCAGCTCTTATTCATAGCATAGACGGTAAAGAAGTTAATGATTTGTCAGACGATGGACTTAAAAACATATTGGCCAGGCTTAAAGAAATAAAGCATTCAAAGATTATAGACTTTTTGACTTGGCTTAAAAAAAAAGTAACCACCGAACTTGAAATGTACTTTCCAGGAGATTTTGTAAATCCAAAGGAAAAAGATGCATACGATAAGTTAAAGCAAAGAACACTTTTTGTGTTGGACTCTATGATAAATGACACAGATAACTCTGAACAGATAGAAACCATAGATATGATAATGCTTAATATGCATTCTCCAAAATCATACATAGGAAGTGAGTCTATTGAGATAAAATATGATAAGCAATTTGAAAGTACTTGTCTTTTGATAGCTCAAAAAACAAGCATGGACGCTAAAAAGATGACAGTACTTCAATTCTATAATGCTGTTGATAATATAAAACAGCAATTAGAAGCAGAAAGCAAGAGTGTTAAACGGCATAAAAGGAAATAATTATGGCTGAAGACGATAAGATAAAATATAGCGATATAATTGAGCCGGATGACTCAATTGAAAAGCTTGTCAAGCAACTTGGCGAGCTCAATCAGTCATACGAGACAATGGTAAATGCTATCAGAGCAGGTGCAGATAGGATTGTACATTCTCTTAAGTCTGCTAGTGGAGCTACAAGTGAAGGGCGTAAAGCTATCGATGAAGCAACAGCGTCTACGTCAAGACTTGAAAGAGCTCAGAATGAGCTTAAATTAGCTTTATCTGATACGGGTAAACAGATTGCTTGGCTTAAAGCACAAACTTCAGATGCTAATAGAGCAACTGTAGAACAGCAGCGTTATATCCAGCAAGCTATATCTTCTTATGACCGTCTTAAGTCTGACCTAAAGCAAACAGTTGAGCTATATAAGTCTTTAACTGCGGCTGAAAGAGCAGATAGCGAAATAGGGCAACAGCTACTCAATGATATTCTTAATTTGAAAAATCAGATTAAGGCCCTTGATGACCAAATGAAGCCTCATATCCAAACTCTGTCTGAAGTAGAAAAGGCAGAGCAAAGATTAGCTTATTTACAGTCAGATGAAGGTAAAAGATTACTTGAGTTAAAAGCTAAAATTGCTGAGCTTACTTCTGCTAGAAAACAGCAGAAAGCTACAGTAGACCCATTAGCTCAGGCTCAAGAGAAACTTGCCTATGCTCAGTCAGAAGAAAATCAGCAGCTTAAACTCTATTCAACCCAAATACGAGAAGCAAATCAGATTGCTCAATTACAGGCTACAATTGCTAATTCTGCAGAAGGTTCTTATAATAGACTTTCGGCTCAATATGCATTAAATAAAATACGACTTAATCAGATGTCTGCAGCTGAGAGAGAAGCTGCTGACTCTGGTAAAAAGCTTGAAGCTGAGACAAATGCAATTTATCAGCAAATGATAAAATTGCAAGAAGCAACAGGTAATTATAAATTGTCTGTAGGCCATTACCAAAAAACATGGGATGGCTTAGGCATTTCTATTTCTCAAGTAGCACGAGAATTACCTGCTGCAGCTGTATCGCTTAATACATTCTTCTTAGGTATATCAAATAATATACCTATGGTAGTCGATGAAATTAACAGATTACGCGCTCAGAATAAACTTTTACAGGCAGAAGGTAAAGCAACTGTAAGTGTAACAGGCTCAATAGTTAAAGCTTTGTTTAGCTGGAATACTGTGCTTGTTATATTACTTACTGTATTTTCCATGTTTGGCAAACAGATTATAACATGGGTTGGTAATCTTTTCAAAGCAAAAAATGCTGTTATATCCACAACTGAGGCTCTTAATAATATAGCTAAAGAACTTGAAGATACTAATGGCAGCTACGGCAATAACATTGTAAAACTAAAGCAATTACAGCAGGAATGGAAAAATCTTGAAACTGCCGCTAAAAAAGACCAGTGGATTAAAGATAATAAATCTAATTTTGACCAACTTGGAGTATCTGTTAATAATGTAACAGATGCTGAAAACATATTTGTAGATAATACTGAAGCTGTAATCAATGCTCTTAAACTAAGAGCTAAAGCCGCTGCTGCTCAAAAGTTAGCCGCAGATGAATATGAAAAAGCTTTAATTGCTAGAAATAAAGCAGAAACAGAAGCAGGTAAAGGTCCATCAGGTTGGGATAAATTCAAAAACCGGTGGGTACAAACAAGTTTACGAGCTACTGATGAATTTGGTGTAGGACCATCTGCAGCTAATTTACAGGTAGCTGACCAAATATCTGCAGAAGATTTTAGACAACAGAGAATTAAAGACCTCAATGATGAAGCAAATGCTGCAGAGAAAACAGGAGATGCATATTTTGATTTAGCGGCTGGATATGAAAAAGCTGCTAAAGCCCAACTTGAAGCTGCTGGCATAGAAGGAAAGCATAAGACTACAAAGACACGCACAAGAGAACCACGTGATTTAACTCGTACTATAAATCAGAATGATATAAAAATACAAAGAGAATACGAAAAAAGTGTAACTGAATTACTTAAAGATGAATATGCTAAAAGGCGTAAAGCTGCAGCTGACCAGGTCCAGGATGAAAATAATAAGCTTCGTGAGATGTATCGTCTTAATGAAGAATATGTTAAAAATGTAGATGGAAAATATAAAAAGCTTACTGAGGACCAAAAGAAACAAATTGATAGGCAGCAAGAGCTTATAACTAAGACTATTGCTAATAATTTACGAGCATTAGACCTCCAGTTACAACAAATTCAGAATGAGCAAAAAGTTGCTTCTTTACAGACACAGCGCAATGCTATAAATCCTACTGATACTAGTGCAGCAGCTCAAAATCAAGAGCCTACTGTAACTACCAATGTAGTAGTTACGCGTGATGCTTCTCAAATGGAAGCCTCATTAGTAGAAGAGCGTAAGCTCATGGAAGAAAATCTTGATTTGGAATATGCTTTGATACTTGATACTAATAAGAGATTATTAGAGGCAGGAGATGACCAAGCTCGTTCCGAAGAAGAAATACTTATTGAGCTCAACAAGAAAAAACTTGAGTTGTGGAGTGAGTATGACCAGAAAATCTTAGATGCAAGAGAGCGCGATATTGAAAATCAGCTTGAGCTTGTTAAAAAAGGCAGTGAAGATGAACTTAATCTGCTACTTCAGCAAAATGAAGTACGTAGACAATTAGCTTTAGCACAAAATGCTGCTAAACCTGCAGAACAGCAAGTAAGTACATCTGTAATAAATGCACAGTTTGATAAGTCTGCAGCTCAAACTAAAGGGTCATTCCAAATGACCAGCTTTGATGAACAACAAGCTCTTGATGAAGCTGTATTTAATGAAGTTAAGCGCAGTGAAACTGAGATAACCCGATTTAAGCTTGAACAAGAAAAAGCTAGATGGCAAGAACAAATACGTTTAGCAGAAGCTGGTGGACTAGATTGGAGTCAAGCTCAGATTGATGCTGCTAAAGCCACGGTTAAAGGCATCGACCGTGAATTATCAGAGCTTGATGACTTTATTAAAAACATCGGTAAAAAAGGTTTAGGCGGTACTTTGCTTGAGAAACTTGGCTTTGATGATGACCAGATTGATGCCCTAAAAGATGCTGTAAATATAGTAATAGAACAACTTCAATCCATTATGGATGCCGAAGTTGAATTAGCTGAACAGGCTGTAGAAGCAGCTGAAGCTCGAGTAGAGGCCGCACAAAAAGCTTATGATGCCGAGGTTGAGGCTCGCAATAACGGCTATGCTAATAACGTAGCTACTGCTAAAAAAGAATTAGAGCAAGAAAAGAAAAATCAGCAAGAAAAACAAAAAATGCTGCAGGCAGCCCAAAAACGTCAAGAAGCAATGAACACTGTTACTCAGGCATCTTCGCTTGTCACAGCATCTGCTAATTTGTGGAGTTCATTCTCTTCAATTCCTATTGTTGGCCCAGCTCTCGCATTAGCTGCTATTGCTACAATGTGGACATCGTTTGCAGTAGCTAAAATTAAAGCCAAACAAGTAACAGCGAGCCAGTCTGATGAATATGGAGAAGGAGGTCTTGAGTTCTTGGAAGGAGGCTCTCATGCATCTGGTGATGATATTGATTTGGGCGTAAAGAATAAGAAGAAGCGCAAAATGAGAGCTGAAGGTGGAGAAGCACTTGCTATTATAAGTAAGAAGCGAACTAGGAAATACAAAAAGATACTTCCAGATGTTATTAATAGTCTAAATAAAGGAACATTTGAAGATAAATATCTTAATGCATTTGCTAGCTCAGATGGGTTGAATATTTCTCTTAATTCTAATGGAAGCGTGGACCTTTCAAAAATAGAGGATGATGTGCGAAGTATTAGAAAACAGAGCGAAACTAAATATTATACACTACCTAACGGCACAGTAGTTATTCAGCATAAAAATGTTAAACGAATTATAAAGAATTAAAGATATGATACCTCCAAAATATAAATTTTACATATCGAAGAATGGTGGTGATAAAGTAGAAGTAAATCCACATTATAAAGAGCTTAATAAGAAATATACTAAAGAAAGTGGGCAAGAATTTTTCCGTATTTCACTTGATGGTAAAATAAATCTGTTTGGGAGTGATTACGAGCTTGTGCGCAATTCAAGTCTAGAAGACCAGATGATACTTATTATAGATAAATACAATAGGACTTCTGGTAAATGGATAGAGTATTATAAAGGCGAATTTAATAAAACAGATTGCAAACTTGACCATGAAAAAAAGTCATGTGAGCTTAAAACAACAGCTCTCGATGAATATAATGATGTGGTTAATAAATATGAAAATACTTATGACCTTATAAAACTTGCTCCAGCTATATCAAGAATAAACCTGCATAAACGCTCTTTAATGCAGGTTTATGTAAGAGGTGCCAATTCAATATCTAATTTTTTTGGCGGCATATACTGGGAAGATGACATAAATGAAGCAATCGATAACCATAATGACTTGATAAACAAGTATTATTTTTCTTATATAAAAGCAGGAAATGAGTTTTATATAAGAAATGCTAGCATTTCTGATGTTAATGGAGTATACGCTGGAACAAACGGATATTGGAGTAAATGGAATCCAGGTTACACGTGCAAAATGGAATTAGTAGGTGGAAGCTCTACTGTGTATTGGATACGTTTATATAGAAATTCAGATAATACCCTGCTGTATCAATCAGAAAAGCAGTGGGCTGTTAGTGACCCTGACAATAAATATATAGGGATCGAGAATATTAAGATGGTAAATGTAAATAATTCAAATGATACGTTTACTATAGAGAGTCCTTTCGTATATCATATCTACAGGCGTTTGCTTTGCGATGTAGATTCTGTAAAAGACTCTGAAGGTGTAAAGAATACATACGACTTGCCGTCTGATGACTTTGTCACAGACAACAGAAATTATAAAAAGTGTATTGGGCTAACAGGCGGAATGTTTTTCTGTACTTCTAGAGCAGTAGATGAACCTACAAGATATGGCTTAAATGACTATAACCAGTATTTTACTAATGAATTTATTCCTAGTAGCGCTGGTATAGGCAGACCTTTGCCTATTAGTAGAAATTCTTGGGCTAATGCTTCATTGTGGTATGTATATGATAGCTATTATTCTTTATTTGAGCAGAAATTAAGAAAGCAATATACTCTTAGGGATAGTTATTCTATAGCAGCAGCAATAAAGGCTTTGCTTAAAGAAATAGACCCTACTCTTCAGCATGAAGCAACTGCCGAATATAGTCGCTTTTTGTATGATACAACCGTACCAATGTCGATGGCAAGATTTTATGTACACATAACACAAAAAACAAATATACTTAAAGGTGAATATGACCAGCCCGCTCAAAAAGCAGAAGTATCATTAGAAGATATAATGAAAATGCTTCGTGATTGTTTTAGATGTTATTGGTATATAGAAGATGGTAAATTTAAGATTGAACACATAAGTTTCTTTATGAGAGGAGGCTCATACTCTTATAATACAAATGTTCAGCTTGATTTTACTAAACTAGTAGACCAGTTTAACAAAAAGCTATCATCGTATTTTCAATCAGAAGTAGAATATGATAAAACAGACCTAAACCAACGATATGAATTTGGCTGGATGGATGACGTTACTGATTTGTTTGGTGGAGTAACCATAGATGTTAAATCTAACTATATACAGAAAGATAAAACAGAAGAAATAAATATAAGCCAGTTTTCATCTGACGTGGATTATATGCTATTTAACCCATCTAATTTCTCAGATGATGGCTTTGCATTATTATGCCCTGTTAAAAAAGGCTCCTCTTTAGAATTGCCCATAGTTGAAACACAGTTGGTAGATGAAAACGGTGATACATATAATGCTGTAATTCAGAATTTCTATGCAGCTTGGGCATATCTTGTGCGCTTTTATATGTATGATATGCCTGCATCAAATCTTGACTGTAATGTGCTTAGAGATTTATATGCGAATGGCGTAAAAATGTGCATGAAGCATACTATAGAGTTTCCTATAGAAGAAGATTTGAATGAACTTGAGCTAATTAAAACTACTATAGGGAATGGAAAAATAGATGAGATTTCTGTCAATGTAAATACTCGCCGTGCTAAAGTAAGATTACTTTATGTGCCTCAATAAAATTGTGCATTAAAAATTATTAAGAAATTTTCTTATATCGATTTTTATTTGTAAATTAGCAACATGAAGTTAGTGAATAATAACATATCGCCATTGCCTTTTTACGATAATCTTGCACTGCAAAATCATCGTAAAGATTATGCTTTTGGCCAGGTTTATCAGCTTATAACCTATAAGAATATGTTATTACCATTTCAAGTAGTTTTAGCTAGCGGCACATCTGTGAATTGGGTTAGACTATATAATTCCAGCACAGGAAAATATACTGATATAACGACTAGTATAAAAGAAAATGGTTTACAGATTAAGTCATTTACTGGATTTAAACTATTGAAATATCCTGGCACTCTTCCTATTATAGGAATTGTGCATGAAGGCCAATACTATTTGGCAATATCTATATCTGGTTTAGGAACTATATATTCTGATATTTTTACAGTATGCAATAAGGTAGACGATTATCTGCTTCTTGAGTATTACAACTCATATAACTTTGAGCTTAAAAATGGTATAGTAGATTTTTCTGACAATTTCAAATTTAGGTGCTACTTGAATACACAAATCGGTAAACCTGAATATGACTTTGAGGAAGAAGCTACTGAGCGGATGGGCTATACATTTATTGAGAGCCAAATAAGCAAAAAGATTTATAAGTTTACATTTGTAGCTCCTGAATATCTATGTGATGCTCTTAGGATTGTAAGGCTATGTGAAAGCAAACAAATTACAAGTAAACTGCAGACTTACGATTTGACAACATTTAGCATGGAGCCTGAATGGGAAGACCAAGGAGATTTAGCTGCAGTTGAATGTGAATTTGAAACTGATACTGTTATAGCTAATATAGGTGGGTATGAGCCTGAATTAGTAGGCGGTGATTTTAATAACGATTTTAATAACGATTTTAACATAGACTAAAATGGCTAATTGGCAAATACTAAAAGCTGCTATTGCTGATGTTATAAAGACTAACGGCAATCAAGAAATTACCGGACGAGTTCTTCAAAATGTGCTGAATAACATAATTAGCAATCTTGGCGCAAATGCTACATTTGCAAATATTGCTACTCCTTCTACAAACCCAGGAACACCTGATGGGCCTGTATTTTATTTAGCAACACAAAGTGGAACTTATTCTAATTTTGGAGGTGTTATAGTTGAAAATGAAGCAGCTATATTATTATACAATGGTTCGACATGGGTAAAGAAAGCGACAGGAATAGCTTTAACAGAAAGCGTACTTAATCTTGTAGCAAAAAGTACGATTATTGACCCTCAAACACTTAGTTCCTATAACAAAATAGACCCGGATAGATTAATTTTGGGAAAGAGTATTAGACCAGCAAATGGCAGTGTGTATGATTTTACAGGGACTTTTGTATCTAATTTCATAGATGTACTTGGCGTTGATAAAGTGTACTCCCAAATCTATGCAAACGGGTATATGTACGCTTATGATGAAAATTTTGCATTCATATCGTACGTACCGAATTCAGGAACGGAGTATACCCTTCCTGAAAACACGAGATATGTTCGTTTGACAGGAAAGCAGTCACTGATTGGGGGCAACAGTTTATATTTATATCTTAAGAACGATACAACTTACTATGCCTATGGCATTACGGAAGACAAAATTTATACGGATGAAAAGATATCCGACGTTGAAGGCATTATCAATATCAGGGATACAAGTAATCAATATATCAATAAAATAAACTATGTTACGGATTTTATTGACGGCATAATGATAAATAGCAGAGGGGAAGAACAGTTATTGGCAACTACTTGTTCATCTGTTTTTATTGATGTATTGGGATTGGAGAAGTTCTATTGCCCGGCGTATGCTTATGGGTCCATTTATGGGTATGATGATGAAATGAATTTTGTAAAAGCATTGCCAATTAACGGTGGCGGCTTTTCAGGTGCTTATCTTGTTGAAGATGGCATTAGGTATGTTAGGATAAGTATTTCTTCAAAGGATAATAAAAATAGGGTATTTTTCTATGTTAGAGAAGAGGACTTGTCTATTAAGACAAATATGATGTACAATTCGTATTATTATGAATACGGGATAACCTATACGGACTTGGTCTATCGTAAGGAACTGGATGTCGTACCAACGAAGCTGGATGCTTTCCACTCAATGTACATCAATTCCATCAACCTATTCACAACCGATATAGTTGAAAGGGAGGGTGCAGCTATAAACGGCAACGGGGAGATAATATCGAATGGTGTAACTACCTGGTCGTTTTACTCCAAATTCATACCAGTTGTAGGTGGAAAGAAATTATCAAGCAACATATCTTCTTACGGCTCCATCTTAGCTTACGATAAAGACAAAAAATTCTTGGGCGTACTTTCAGCATGGAAATCAGATGCACGTTTCAAGAACTCTATTAAATACCTCGTGCTTGATCCCTCTGTAGCTTATGTAAGATTATCTGCTCCCATTTCGAATTATGATATATATTGTTTGTCGATAGGAGAAGATTTGATTTACCGCAACGACTATCATTTTGGTGAAACATTCGATAGCCATTATAAATATCGTGGGAAGAAACTGGTTACGATTGGCGATTCCATCACCTACCAGCGCACTTGGCAGGACAGGCTGTGCGAGCTTACGGGTCTTTGGCATAATCCCAAGGAGGTAAGAGGGGCTGACGAGGGCGTAAAGACCGAGGGGTATGGCTATATCCTGCTTACGTCAGGAAATGAAGACACGGATATCTATTATGAAGAGGTAGAGGGAATCAGCAAATCCGATGAAACGGTCGTCGATGGATTCGGGTATGCGCACCCTATATGGGCTGATTCGGAAGGAAACAAATATCGCCAGCCGTGCCGGACTGCGGAAGGGGGAGAGACGGTGATGCCGGTCAATACGACCTCCATTTATTCGCGTGCGTCGGACAGCAAGTATTACAAGGGAGACGTGGTAATCGTGTTTGCCGGGGCGAATGACAAGGTCACTTACATTAACAAATATCCTACTTATGGCGATTTGTCGAACATACAGGGATTGACGAACTTGAAGGATGGGACGGAGGATACTACGGAGGCAACCTTTGAAATTTATACGGAAGATGCCGTGCTGACTGCTGATGGGGACTATTCCGATGTTGAGGAAGTGACAGGCATAAAGAAGTACAACCACACGTTCAGAGCCTGTTTCCGTGGACTTCTCAAAAAGGTGGTGGATGCCAATCCCAATGCGCAGATAATCGTGATTGGACCATTCGCAACTATGATTAAAACTTATGATTATATCAGCCGAGGTTATGACTACCTGACCATTGAGGAGAACAAGGTTATCGAGGAATGTGCCCGCGAGTTTGGTTGTCAGTACATCAATCTATACCCGTTGTTTGGCCGTTATGGAGCTGACAGGTATTTTCGCGGAACGGATGGTACAGTGTACATTCACCCAACTAATGAGGGTGGACTGAAAATTGCGGAGTATATCGCATCGCAGATTATGTAGCGTACGGCTTTTATAAATGATGCTTTGCGCCTTTTCTAGAGAGGCGTCTGCATATATAATTAGCTTTTATTGTTTAACAAATTTCTAAATTCTTCAAAATTATGGGAGAAGTTACAGAAAAAATTTATTGTTGCGACCGCGATAACAACGACAACACACTTGCAGCAGCCATTCTGGCAGGTAATAACCGCAGAGACGATTGGGGCCCTATGGCCGCCATGATGGGTGGAGGTATGAACAACTGGATGAACAATCCGTTTGCTTATCTCATGTTCATGGCCACATTCCAAGAACAAACTGGATTGCCTACAAACGTTGTATTATCGGCTGAGGGGCAAACTCAACGATTGGCTAATGTTTCTTGTGGTAGTTCTAATTGTCTGGCTATATATAGTTCACTGACAGTAACAATCACTCCAGCAGCTGCACCAGCAGCCTAATTGAAATTGAGGGTACTTAGGGAAGTTTTATACTTCTCTGAGTGCCCTCTTTTTTATTAACAATCCAAAAAGATAAGCTATATGTTGTTATTCAAAGATATAAAGCAGAATTATCCTGTATACATTCTTGATACACAGGAATTTAGCCTTATTCAAGGCAAAGCCACTCAGGTGTCGTTTCCTCGATTGGAAATGAACCAGAAGACCGGCAAGACAGAGATGGTAGTAGATGTTACTATAGAGGCCAATGGAAAAATGGCAACTTATGCTATTCCTGAAAGCCATTCGGTTACCTATGCCGGGCATCTTGTTCTGTCAACAGAAAAATCTGGATTGACGAGCGAAGTTGAAGCTCAAAAGGCAAATGCTGAACAGGTTTTGGCTTCTGCTTCTAAAGCTCAAAACATCATTGACAAAGCTCCTTCATTACTCGCAGAACTTAATCCTATGTATAAGGAAAAGCAAGAAACAGAGCAGCGCTTCGGCAAGATTGAAGGTTCTATTGGTGAAATGAAAGAACTCATGAAAAAGCAGCAGGAAATGATGGAGAATTTCATCAAAAAATTTGAAAGCTAAAAGTTATGGGACATAGATTAAAATGTATCATAGTAAAGCATCATACGTGCGACCATGATAAGGAGCACGAAGAGGATGTAGTAGTAGAAAGCAGAATAGCTACTCCTCACGGTGAGCATAAGGTCAAATTCGATTTACCTTACGAGCAAACAGCGAATGCTCTTATGTCTGCTAAAGGATATTCTGAGTATGTCAAAAAGCACGGCTATCACTTTACAGATGCCCTTGCAGAGCATGCGAGCAAGATGATGGAAAATGCAAATGGCCAAAGCCATTCATGGACTGCCGCACAAGTCAAGAAGTCTATTGAAAGTTTAGGTCTGAGCATTCCTAGCAAAGTTACAAATGGAGATGTAACTTATCTTGCTAATATGTACTATGCAGACCTTTATCCTGACCCTCTTAAGGATGAAGCATCATGCCTCAGAGCTGCTTATAAAGTAGCAAATGACCCTGATGGCTATGAGGGCATGATATTCTGCAGATGGACTGCTGATGCAATTGGTAAAGCCATAAGTATTAACTGGGAAAAATTCATCTGATATGCTAGAACTCATTGAAGCCAAGAATATCGACGCACTCATGTTTTTCATAGTGGTTAGAGTCGGAATAATCTTAGTTTGCTGGTTTTTCATGGTGGTCAGTAGTATCGTGGACTTCTGGAGTGGAACAACTACAGCAAAAGCATTAGGCCAAGCACTTATGTCGCATGGTTTTCGTAGAACTGTTACAAAAATAGGCGACTATGTAAGGCTAATGCTTTTCGCTCTTATGTTTGATATACTGGGAAGCTTGTTATCATTCTATATAGTACCGTTTGCTACAATTCTGTGTACTATAGCTGTAATCTACATTGAGGGTAAATCTGTTGTGGAGAACAGTAAGCGCAAAAAGGCTCATGCAGCTGATGTGCCTGATATAGTAAAGAAAATTGTACAAGCAGCCACTGTAGAGCAAGGCCACGAAATACTTAATGAGATAACAAAAATAATCGCCTTAAATGACAAAGACAATGAGAAAGATAAATAAAATCATAGTCCATTGCTCTGCTACTCCTGAATGGCAAGATGTTAAAACTGAGACCATACGAGATTGGCACGTGAATGGTAATCATTGGAAAGATATTGGTTATCATTATGTGGTTGAGCTCGATGGCTCTGTTCATAAAGGCAGAGATGAAAGTGTAGTTGGAGCCCACTGCTCAGGTCAAAATGCAAACTCTATAGGAGTATGCTATGTAGGAGGCGTTGCTAAAGACGGTAAAACTCCTAAAGATACACGCACTGAGGCTCAAAAGCAATCTTTACTCGAATTGCTGAAAAGCTTAAAGGTAAAATACCCAAATGCTACTATTCATGGACACAGAGAATTTGCAGCTAAGGCATGCCCCAGCTTTGATGCTAAGTACGAGTATAAAGACCTCTGAAGCACATAAAAACCATTCTCGCGTATAAGAAATTATTACGAGAATGGTTTTTATATTAAATATGAATAATAACAAATAAAACTCAAAGATTATGCGAGAATTAGCGAGAATAATTACACTTATATTTTTAGCCACTATATTATATGGCTGTAAGTCAATTCAATATGTGCCCGTGGAAACAACGAAAAGAGATACTACTTACTTATCTCAGACCAAAATTGATAGCATATATCATAGAGATTCAATCTATGTAGAGCACAAAGGTGATACCGTGTATCTCAGTAAATATAAATACTTGTATAAATACATAGAAAAGCATGATACTCTCTGGCGAGAAAAAGTTGATACAATTCAAGTTGCATACCCCGTAGAAGCTCGGCTTACTAAATGGCAAAAGATAAAAATTAATATTGGTGAATACCTGATAACCGCCATAGCCTTAGTAATTATATGGCTGTGTGCAAAATACTTCATAAAGCGGTAAACAACAGAAACAATATAAACAAGTCATTGTTTACACCTAAAGTGCTCAAAATCAATTACTTATATATGCTGTAAACAAAGAAACAATAATTTCATTAAATCTTTTCATATTAAAAGCCGATATTTCTTATTAACCTTAATGTTAATCGGAAATTAAGAAATTAAGTTTGAAATATATAGATGTATTGTTTTTATTGTTTCTTTGTTTACAGCAATTTCAAAGCCGTACTAAAATTGCTGTTTAATTATTTTTAACAAATAAATTCTCAAAAAATAATGGAAAATTTTTTTCTTTCGAGAATAGTTTGTATATTTGCATATCGAAAATAAGATAATAAAATTCACCAAAATATGGAACAACAATTTAATATAGGTAATGTAATTGAGCACTACAAGCTAAATACAGAAGATTTAGCGAAAGTGTTATTTCCTACTGTTAAATATCCGAAACAGGCATTTGACCGTGTGTTAAAGGGCGAAGCCAATTTGGATGTTATACAGTTAGAGCGATTGGCCAATCATATTGGTGTGCTAGTAACTGATTTGTTTTCAGCAAATACTTGGAAAGGTTCATCTGAAGATGGATGCCTAACAATGCTGAAAGGCGAGTATAAAGTAAAGCTGAATTATAAAGGCGTGTACGTATCTATATATAAGAATAATGAGCTTATCCACCAAAAACTCTCAAACGTACCAGATATGACAGTAAACGAGTTTATTAACTATTTAGATAACATCATTAAAAATTACGAAAATGGAAACCATTAAAATTTCTGTCGAGGTTAGCGTAAACGTGTCTGAAAATACGCAGAAGTTTTTAACTTCATTGTTTGCAGCAGGAGTTCCAAGTGGAGCTCAAGTAGCCGCTTCAGTTTCTAAACCTGCTCCTGCTGCGCTAGCAAAGCCAGCTCCCGCAAAACCTACTCCTCAGCCTGCGGCACCTGCCCAGACTCAGAGCGCTGCCGAGCCTGCTCCTTCAGCACCTGCTGCTCCGGCTGCTTCTTCTGCCTCTAAGAGCATTGAGGATGTTCGCGGAATGCTTGTAAAAAAGGTCAATGAGCATCGCGACGTAATCAAGCAAAAACTCAATGAACTTGGGGCTCCAAGCGTAACAAAACTTGACCCGGCTAAGTATGATGAAATGTATAACTTCTTAGAGTCACTGTAACTATGTCAAGTACAAAGAAATTGCAAAAAGCAGCTCAGAAGTTTCGCAGAGAAAATCCAGAGCTTTATGCTGAGTATGCCTATCAATGCAAATATTTAGCAGAATTAATAAAAGAATATGGCCCAAGTGACAAATAATACTAAACTACAGAAACATAGCCAGAGGAGTCATGCACTCCTCTCAGCTTCTGGAGCAGGAAGATGGCTGAATTGTACTCCGTCTGCCAAGCTTGAAGATGAATACGGAGAAAAGAAGTCTTCAGTATATGCAGAAGAAGGTACATTGGCCCATGAGCTCTCAGAACTTTACCTGAGAAAAGATACACTTAACAGCATTAGTGAACAAGACTTTGACCAAAGGCTCGAAGAGATAATGGCAAATGACCTGTTCAGCGAGGAAATGCTTGAAGTCGTACCTATCTATACAGATTATTGCTCAGAACAATTAGCTGAAGCAAAAACTGAAAATCCGTTAGCTGTCATGGAAATTGAGCAGAAACTCGATTTGACAGAGTATGTGCCTGAAAGCTTTGGAACAGCCGACTGTGTTGTTATCAATGATAATCTTATGGAGGTCATTGACTTAAAATACGGAAAAGGTGTTCCAGTGTATGCTGAATGGAATAAGCAACTTATGCTTTATGGGCTTGGGGCTTTGCAGAAATATGATACAATGTATGATATAACAGAAGTGCGATTGACTATTATACAGCCTCGCATTAACAATATATCAGGTTGGCAAATATCTGTCGAAGAACTCCGTAAATGGGCAGAAGAGGAGCTTAGACCAAGAGCTGAACTTGCTTTTGAAGGTAAAGGAGAACTCAATGCTGGAGATTGGTGTAGATTTTGTGCTGTGCGTAATCAGTGTCGTAAGCTTTATGAGCAACAACTCGAAATTGCGCAACACGAATTTGCAGACCCAGAGTTGTTAACCGACGATGAGATTGCTGATATAGTTAAGCGTGTGCCTAAGCTTATAGAATGGGCTAATTCAATAACAGAATATGCACAAACTAAAGCGGTTAACGAGAATAAGCAATGGCCGGGGCTTAAATTAGTTGAAGGAATTAGTCGACGCAAATGGGTTGATGAAGACCAAGCTTCTAATGCAATTTTTGCACGTTGCCCTGAACTTTCAGAAGATGAGATTTTCAATATGAAGCTTAAACCAATTACTTCTATTGAGAAGCTAGTAGGCAAAAAGCGTTTTGAGGAAATACTCTCAGATGTGGTTATCAAGCCACAAGGCAAACCTACTCTTGTACCTCTTGAAGACAAGAGACCAGCAATGGGATATGCTCAAGCACAACTAGATTTCAAAGAATAATAACAACTTAAATTAAAAGACAATGAGTAATCAAGTAAATTCAACCAAGGTTGTAACTGGCAAAGTAAGATTTTGCTATGCAAACGTGTTCGAGCCCACAGCTATGAATGAGGGCGATACTCCTAAGTACAATATCTGCGTTCTTATTCCTAAGAGCGATACGGCTACTATTGACAAAATCAAGAAAGCCATAGAAGCTGCAAAGGAAGCAGGTAAGGCAAAACTCGCAGATAAGAATGGCCGTATTCCAGCAAACCTCAAATCGCCTCTACGCGATGGCGATGAAGAACGTCCGGATGACTCAGCATTTGAGGACCACTATTTCATCAATGCAAACTCAATGCGTCAGCCGAGCATTGTGGACCGCTCACTCAATCCAATCATGAGCAGAGACGAGTTCTATTCAGGTTGTTATGGCCGTGCTTCAATCAACTTCTATGCTTTCAATGTTTCATCCAAAGGCATCGCTGCTGGATTGAACAATCTCCAGAAGCTCGAAGATGGAGAGATGTTGGCTGGTGGCTCAACAGCTGAAGAAGATTTCGGTGGAGATAATGCTGTTCAGGATGACGATATGATGTAATTTCCTCTCTACATCAGCAAGTATAGTAGTTTAATGGTAAAACCACAGAGCGCCATTGGTTTGTGTGCCTGTTATGCGGGTTCGAGTCCCGCCTATACTCCTATTTGCAATATAATAAATAAAGAATAATGGCAAAAAATCTTTTTATAGACGTTGAAACATATTCATCAGTAGATATTAAAGAGTCTGGAGCTTATAAGTATATTGAGTCACCAGACTTTGAAATTCTTATAATAGGATATGCTTTAGATGATGGCCCGGTAAAGATAGTAGATTTGGCTCAAGGTGAAGAAATGCCTGAAGAGTTTGAAGAAGCTTTGCTTGACCCGGATTGTGTAAAAGTGGCGCATAATGCAGTATTTGAGCGCTTGAGCTTTAAGCGTATAGGATATAATGTTCCAGCAGAGCAGTGGTATTGTACCTCTGTAAAAGCTGCGTATTGTGGTTTACCACTTTCTTTGGACGGAGTATCAAAGGCTCTTAATCTTACAGATAAAAAGCTAGATACTGGTAAAGCGCTTATTAAATACTTCTCATGCCCATGCAAAGCAACTCGAATTAATGGCATGCGTACTCGGAATTATCCTGAACATGCTCCTGAAAAGTGGGAAATGTATAAGGAATATAACAAGTATGACGTACTTGCAGAGCGTGAGATATTTAAGAGATTAGAGGCATATATCATTCCTGATATTGAGCGCAAGATGTATGTGCTTGACCAGAATATAAATGATAGAGGTATTTTGGTTGATATGGAATTAGCAGAGTCCGCTATCGCAGTAGATAACACATATACTTCTATCTTAACGCAACATGCTCAACAGCTAACAAGGCTTGAAAATCCAAACTCGCCTGTTCAAATTAGGCAATGGATTGAAAAGACAACAGGATGTGTTGTTATGTCACTTTCAAAGGAAACAATGCCTGATTTAATGAAAGAGTTTGCAGATTATCCAGATGTTATCGAGTTGCTTAATATACGCAAAAAGCTCTCAAAAACGTCTATTAAGAAGTATTATGCTATGCTTAATTGTGCCATGAAAGACCGTAGAGTCCGTGGTACATTTCAATTCTATGGTGCAAATAGAACTGGACGATGGGCAGGTAGATTATTGCAGTTGCAGAATTTATCAAAAAATCATATTTCTCATATAGAAACACCGCGTGAACTTATTAGAGCAAGAGACTGGGAAACTGTTGAGATGCTATATGATGATGTGGCAGATATTTTGTCTCAGTTAGTAAGAACAGCTCTTATTGCTCCAAAAGGTAAAACATTTGCAGTTGCAGACTTCTCAGCCATTGAGGCAAGAGTAATATCTTGGCTTGCTAATGAAAAGTGGCGCATGGATGTATTTAGAGGCGATGGTAAAATTTATGAAGCCACAGGCTCTAAGATGTTTAATGTTCCTATCTCTGCAATTACTAAAGGTTCTGTATTACGAGACAAATCAAAAATCTCAGAGCTTGCACTTGGCTATGAGGGCTCATTAGGAGCACTCAAGCGAATGGGTGGTGAGCGTATGGGTTTATCAGATACTGAAATGATGAGCCTTGTGCGTAAATGGCGCTCTGCTAATCCTGCAATCGTAGATATGTGGAAAGAGATTGATGAAGCTTCAAAAGAAGCAGTTCGTTATCAAAGACCAGTATCTTGCACTTGCAAAAATCTAATCTTTGACTGTGATGGACAGTTTATGACAATTCAATTGCCTTCTGGCAGAAAGTTGTTTTACGCAAATCCTATGTTCAAAGATAAGAAAATTGGCCGTTCTACTATGCCAACTCGAGTATTATGCTACGGCGGTATTATACAGGAGACAAACCAATGGGGTGAAATTGATACCTATGGTGGTAAATTAACAGAGAATATCGTTCAGGCCATTGCACGTGATTTGCTTGGCAATTCTATGCTAAATATGCAAGAAGAAGGTTTTGCTATAACTATGCACGTACATGATGAAGCTATAGCTGAAATACCTCTTGAAAATGCAGAGGAGCATTATAATAATATGGTGAAAGCAATGGAGCGAGTACCTGCGTGGGCTCCTGATTTTCCATTAAGAGCAGATGGTTATACAACATCATTCTACTTAAAAGATTAAAAATATGATTTGGCTGTGTTTATATATTGTTTACGCATATTATGCAAGTAGGTAAATTAGAATATGATGAAAATCTTAGCATAGCTATTGGAATGAGTGTTTCAAGTAAGATATGGAAAAATACCAAAATTACTTGGAGCAACTTAGTTCAAAAGCTAGCTACTCCTGTAGTAACCGCTGAAACATATAAGCGGTTTATGAGTGCCACAAAAGAAGAGCAAAGTAAGATAAAAGATGTAGGCGGATTTGTAGGCGGATTTCTTACAAATGGTAGGCGTGATAAAACAAATGTACTTTACCGCCAGTTAATTACATTGGATATTGACTTTTCTCACGAGAACCTTTGGTGGGACTTTACAATGCTATTTGATTGTGCCGCGGTTATTCATTCAACTCATAAGTCATGCCCTGAAAAGCCACGACACAGATTGATAATTCCGCTTGATAGAGAAGTATCGCAAGAAGAATATCAAGCTATTGCTCGAAAAGTCGCTGGAGACCTAAACATTGATTTGTTTGACCAGTCGACTTTTGATGTAAATAGACTTATGTTCTGGCCGTCTGTATCATCAGATATGGAGTACTACTTTGAATTTCAAGACGGACCTTTCCTTGAAGCTGATTATATTCTTGGGCTATATAATGATTGGCATGATACGAGTGAATGGCCAACTGCTACAGATAGCACAGATGTAATAATGCAAGCTATCAAAAAGCAAGAGGACCCAGAAGATAAAAAAGGCATAATTGGTGTTTTCTGCCGTACTTATACTATACAAGAAGCTATTGAGACTTTTCTTTCAGATGTATATACGCCAGCTGGAGAAGGACGATATACATATATAAATGGCTCTACAGCTGCGGGCTTAATAGTCTATGATGATAAATTTGCATATTCTCATCATGGAACAGACCCTGCTGGAGGTAGATTATGTAATGCATTTGACTTAGTTCGCATACATAAATTTGGCCATTTAGATACAGGCAAAGAAAAAGAAGACAAAGATAAAAAGAGCTTTAAGGCAATGGAAGAATTTGCCTCTAAAGACTCTACAACAAAAAAGCATATTGCCGAAGAAAAGTTTGCTGAGGCTAAATTCGAGTTTGCAGAAGAAGCAAAAGCAGAAGTTCCTGAAGAATATGATACTTCATGGACAGAAGAGCTTGACGCTAATACAAAAGGCGAATATGATAATTCTGCCAATAACTTGAATATAATAATTCAGCATGACCAATTCTTAAAAGATGTATTTAAGCTAAACATTTTTGATAATAAAAGATATGTTACACGTTCGTTACCATGGCGTAAAGTTGATACTGTGGAGCCTCTTCGTGATGTTGACTATTCTGGTGTTCGTAATTACATTGAGTGTGTTTATGGCATTGTGTCAAGTCAAAAAGTGGATGACGCGCTTGCGCTTGAATTTGAAAAGAAAAAGTTCCATCCGATAAGAGAGTATATATGCACTCAAAAGTGGGATGGCATACCGAGAGTTAATACATTATTGATTGATTATTTTGGAGCAGAAGATAACGCTTATACTAGAGCCGCCATTAGGAAGACGTTGGTGGCGGCTGTTGCGAGGGTATTCGAGCCAGGTATTAAGTTCGACACAGCGCTTATACTTGTCGGAGAACAAGGAACATATAAAAGTACTTTCGTTAAAAAGCTCGGCATGGAATGGTTCTCAGATACATTCACGACTGTGCAGGGCAAGGAGTCATTTGAACAGATACAAGGGGCGTGGCTGATTGAAATGGCAGAGCTTTCAGGCCTTAAGAAAGCAGAAGTAGAGTCAATCAAGCACTACATATCAAAAAGAGAAGATATGTTCAGACCGGCGTATGGTAGAACAGTAGAAACATATAAAAGGCAATGTGTATTTTTTGGTACTACTAACAACAAAGATTTCTTACGTGACCCGACAGGAAATAGACGATTTATGCCTATAGATGTAAGACCAGAATATGCCACAAAGTCTGTAAATGACGACCTTACACAAGATGAAGTAAATCAAATATGGGCTGAAGCATATCAACTATATTTGGCAAAAGAGCCTTTATACCTTGTTGGTGATGAAGATATAATTGCTAAGATTGAGCAACATAAACACTCAGAAGCAGATGAGCGAAAAGGTATTATTGAAGAATATCTTAATACTAAATTTCCAGATGATTGGGACAAAATGGACCTGTATGACAGAAGACGTTGGCTTGAAGACCCATTGTCTAAAAATGGTACAGTGCAAAAAGACTTTGTCTGCATTGCTGAAGTATGGTGTGAGTGCCTTGGCAAAGATAAGACAGAAATGTCAAGATATAATACCAGAGAGGTTAATGAAATTCTTAGGTCATTGCCTGAATGGGAAGCTATAGCATCCACTAAGAACTTTCCTTTATATGGTAAACAAAAATACTATAAACGTAAAGATAGCTTATTATGATAGCAAATTTTTATAAAACGCAATACGGAAATTACCGTAATTCTGTGCTTCTTGTAACAAGAAATATAGAACATATTCCATCTGTCAAAACGGTCGTTATATACAATGGCCAAAAGTTTTGTGTTGACAAACTGGAATTTAATTTGGATAAGTGTGAGTATAACATTTATATGGCCAGGTTATGAAATATGTAATACTAAGAGCTGTATGCAAATTCTCCGATGGTTCTTTAAGAATAATAAAATATGATGAAAACCATGTAACAGAAGAGAATGCTTGCAATGATGTAGCTCAATTCAAGAAAAATCTTAAAGATAAGCTTAATCAGTCATTGCAAATACTAGGAGTAACTGTAAGTTCAATAAATTTAACTTATGAAGAAAGAGACGGTAGACAGTGAAAAAGTTGTAGAGCGCAAATTGGTTGAGCTTGTTAAAATAAACGGTGGTATGTGCATAAAACTGTTGTGCGACCAACTTATAGGTTTACCAGATAGAATGTGCTTATTTCCGGACCATAAAATAGTTTTTGTGGAATTAAAAACAACTGGACGAAAGCCTAAGCGCATACAGGCATATATGCACAATAAGCTTAGAGCTTTGGGTTTTAGAGTTGAAGTAATAGATACGATAAAAGGCGTTGAACAATTTATAGATAGTATAATTTATGATAAGTAACATAGTTGCATTTATAATAGGTGCTTTGTTTGGTTTAGCTTGTTTAGCTATATTTAACAGTAACAAAAGATGAAAGAAACAGATTTACATAAATACCAATTAGCTTGCGTGCAGCATATAATCGAGCATCCATTTTGCGGTGTATTTGTAGATATGGGCCTTGGCAAAACCATATCAACTCTCACTGCTATAAATTATTTGATGTTTGATTATTGTGAAGTTAATTCTGTATTAGTTATAGCTCCAAAACGAGTGGCTGAGTCAGTTTGGCAAGAAGAAGCAGAGAAATGGGAACATACAAAGCATTTGCGCTTTTCTAAGATTATAGGTACTGCTAAACAGCGAATAGCAGCCGTTATGGAAACAAAAGCTGATATTTATATCATATCAAGAGATAATGTTGCATGGCTTTGTGCTTTATATGGCGGAGGCAAATTACCTTTTGATATGGTAGTAGTCGATGAGCTTAGCAGTTTTAAGTCTTATAAATCAGAGCGTTTTAAGGCATTACGCGGCGCAAGACTTTATCTTAAAAGGTTAGTAGGACTAACTGGTACACCCGCTCCAAATGGACTTATTGATTTGTGGCCTCAAATATATCTTATGGATAGAGGCGAGCGCCTTGAAAAGACAATATCCAGATATAGAGAAAGGTATTTTCGGCCAGGCCAAACAAATGGTCATGTTGTATATTCATACGATTTGATGAGTGACTCAGAATATCTAATACATAAGAAAATAGAGGACATTTGCATAAGCATGAAAGCTGATGATTATCTTGAAATGCCGTTTAGGACAGATAACTATATAAAGCTTAGAATGCCTGAAGCTCTAAAGAAGCAATATGATGACTTTGAAAAGAATAAAGTGCTTGACTTAATAAGTGCTACTGAAACTGTTGAGCGAGAAGACGAAAATGGCAATTCAGTATTTGTTGAAAAGCCTGTGGAAGTAAATGTAGTCAATGCTGCTGCCCTTTCAAATAAATTACTTCAATTTGCTAATGGAGCTATATATGATGAAGAAAGAAATGTGTTTCCAATTCATGATATTAAGCTTGAAGCTCTTAAGGAGATAATTGAAGATGCAAATGGTCAATCTGTGCTTGTAGCATGGACCTATCAATTCGATAGGGATAGAATCGTGGAATATCTTAAAAAATATAAGCCAAGAGAGCTTAAAAACAATAAAGATATTGAAGACTGGAATACTGGTAAAATACAAGTTATGTTAGCGCATCCAGCATCAGCAGGCCATGGGCTTAATCTTCAAGCAGGAGGTAGCATAATAGTTTGGTTTGGGCAAACATGGAGTCTTGAATTATATCAGCAGTTTAATGCTCGATTATATCGACAAGGACAGCAAAATCATGTTGTTATAAATCACTTGATATTGCAAGGCACTCATGATGAAGATGTAATCAGAGCACTTAAAGCAAAAGATAAAAAGCAAAATGCCTTAATGGATAGCATAAAAGCAAAAATTGACAAATATAAAAAATTTATGTAATATGGGACGTAATGGAAAACAAGCTCCGGTATTTCCGGAAATGGTAAAATTTGTTAACGATAATGTTGGCAAAGTAGTAAGTTCAAAAGAAATTCTGCTTGGTAAAGAACCAGGTAGAAACTCAGAAACTGCATATCTTTATAAGTTTGTAAAACTTGGGTATGTAGAGCCTGTAGGCGATAATAGCTTTGTGAAAGATAAAACAGCAAGCTTTAAGGTGATAAAAGAATTTCCTAAGCATTACAATTCTGTTATGTTTATGGATGAAATGAGAGTGGCAAACGGATTTATAGCTAATAGTCATGCACGAAAAGTATATTAAAATATCAAGGCTAAAGGTTGGAGATATATTCTGTTATCGCAATGTAATATATGAGGTAGTTATGAAAAATACATGGTCAACTACATGTAAATATATAAATGATGATATAACTCCTATTCCTAAATATCTTTATTGTGATTTTAGTAATTATACAAAAGTAGAAATATGAAAGCAACAGATGTACAAATAGGTGGTAACCATTATAAAGATATGGCTATGCAACCAATAGAGCTTATAACTGCTTTAAGATGCTCTTTTATACAAGGATGCATTATAAAATATATTAGCAGGTATAGAGCTAAAAATGGAGTACAGGATGTAAAGAAATGTATTCATTATGCTCAGTTAGCTATTCAGTTAGGAGATAAAAGAAGATGCAATGATAAAACTCTCTCTCTTAGCATAAATAAGTTTATTATTAAAAATAAGCTAACAATACTTCAGCGGAGAATTATTACTCAAACTGTGTATAATAACTATGAGCAAGTTATTCAATTTTGCAAAGAATTACTGCAAATAGAATATCCAGAAGAGCAATAAAATCTGGCCAAGTTAAGAAGTGTTAAGTGAGTGCATTTTATAATGAAAAAATTTTCTATTCTCGGAGAAAATTAGTATATTTGCATATCTAAATAAAGATAATAAAATGGACAAGAAAAGAACCTTTCAGCAAATAGCCAAAGATATAAAGTCAACATGGCTTAATGTATATTTTGGTGCAGTGCCTTATTTAGAGGCAATGTTAACACTTGACACTTCAGACCCGAATGCTATGTATCTTTATGATACTGCAGGAGATATTGTTAGATACTTCTTGGCAAATGCACAAACATTTAGAGGTGCTGATGCAAAAAGATTAAAAGCAGAACTAAAATCAATGCTGTAATGGGCGAGATACTTAAACTGCTAAGAGAGAATAATGCAATGCTTAAAGAAATATTATTTTTCCTTAAGCGATATGAAGAAAATGATGATATGAGGCAGTTTAGTATAAATGTTGCGGCAGACCTCTTTGTAGAAATGCTTGAGGATAATCCAGATTTAAAAGACAAAATAATAAATAATTTTAAGCAATGAGTAACATTTTGAAAAAAGCAGACCAAATCGTAAATGAGCGCTCAGAGGAAAAAGAGCGCCAATACGGGCCGTTTCAGGCATCAATGAAAAGAGCAGCAGCTCTCTATAATTCGATGTCACCTAAAGACCAGCAAATAACAACTGTTGGTATGTATAGAGCTATGATAGCTCTTAAGTTATCACGTGAGGCTTATGCGCACAAAGAGGATAATCTTCTTGATGCGATTGCTTATATGGGCTCTATGAATGACTACTTAGAAGAACATAAAGAAATTTTTAATGACAAATAATTATGGCAAAAGTTTATAACACAACAGACCTCAGACCAGACCAGGCGTTTGAGCGTCATGTATTCCACAGAGACCAGTTTGCGCATTATTTGCGTTGGACTCACATTTTGAAAGAAGCCAAGATAGGTGAATCTATCGTTGATTTTGGTTGCGGGACTGCTAATTTACTTGAGGTGTTATACCGAAACAAATTTAAGCAGAAAGAGTATATTGGTATTGATATTCGCGAAAAAACAATTCAACAAGCTGCTGAAAAGTATGCAGATGTACCTTGGGCTCATTTTTATGTAGCAGACCTTGTTAAAAATTATATGGATTTTAGCCAATTTAATGCTGATAAGGTTTGTGCATTTGAAGTACTTGAGCACGTAGGCAAACAAAATGCTCATAAGTTCCTTGAGAACTTCAAGGCTTGTGGCAATAATAATGCTACTTATTACCTTTCAACTCCAAACTATGACCCATCTGTAGGAGCAGCTGGTAATCATACTTATGACTCAGGCGATGGCCGCGGAGTTGATGTGCAAGAGTTTGACCATTGGGAGCTTGAAGGCATATTGCTGAAACATTTCAACATAGTAAAGAAGTTCGGTACATTTGCTTCGGCTAAAGACTATAAGCCACTGATGAATGATTGGCAGCAGAAAATGTTTGATGCTCTTAAAGAGTATTATGACTCAAACCTCATTGCCAATATCATGGCTCCTATGTTCCCGGATGCTTCACGTAATACTCTTTGGGTATTAAAGCGTAAGCCTGGAGATGTAAAAGTTGCTCCTAAAGCCACTGAGCAATCAAGTTTATTCGATGACGATTTAATGTAACAGATATGAAGATAAAAGAAGCTTTATTCAAACTCAATGACTTTTGCAATGCAAATAGAATTGAGTATATGGTAACAGGTACAACTGCTCTGGCTATGCTCGGAGTTCCGTCTAATCCACAGGATATAGATATAAAGGTGTTTCATCTGAAAGAAGAGCAGGAAGCAAAGTTAAAAGAACTTCAATTCCTGTCTGGCCTTGAGAATGAAAACTATGAAGAAGGCAAGTGTTACTCATTTGTAATTGGCGGAATCAAGATAAATGCTATCATTGACAAGACCGAAAGTTATGATGAGATTATATCCAAAGAGGTAGTATTGGATATAATTGACGAGTCTCATGCAAAACATCATCTTATAGGTGTTCAGCTAGTAGTTCTCGCCTTAAAAGATAAGATGAAGCTCAGAAGAGATAAAGACAAAACATATATGTTGAACTTAATTGCTAATTTGACGTCATTATGAAAAGTTTAATTTCAGTAACTCCAAGAGAGTTTAAGCGCAACTTCAATGAAGTAATGGAAATGTGCACAGATATGTGCATGACAACCAATCAGGAGATTATTATCACTGTTCCGAGCAGAAAGTCAAATACTCATGCAGAAATAGCTAAGCTCGTTCCTGTAGAAAATGGCAGAGGTATTAAGTATGAGTACAACAAAGAACTTATGGATAAGCATGGCATTAACACTTCTAATCCTAAGCTTTCAAAAATTGGAGCTATCATGGCTGACGCTTTTGAAAAAGAAGGAGTTTACAGCCTTATAAGTCCAGAAGTTGAACATAGACTTGCTAGAGCCGTAGGAACAGCAGCTAAGGAACTTGTTAAAATAGTGTAGTTATGAAGTTTGCAAAAATAAGAAATGTAAAGTCTCCTGTTCGTGGGACTTGTAAAGCAGCAGGAATTGATTTTTTCGTTCCTAACTTTGGAAATAACAAAGGCTTTATCGTAAATCCAGGAACTGATGTTTTGATACCATCAGGTATTAAGATGGAAATTCCAGAAGGATATATGCTTATGGCAGCTGATAAATCAGGAGTTGTAACTTCTAAATGGGCTTGCCTTGGAGCTGGTAGAACACCGAAAGCAGAAGCGTTTGAAAGCATCATTATCCTCGGAGCCAAGATTGTAGATGAAGATTACCAAGGTGAAATTCATATACATGTTGTTAATGTCGGCAAAGCCAAGGTCCACATTAAGCCAGGTATGAAAATAGCACAATTTATTCTTGTGCCTGTATCGTATGAAGGCCTTGAAGAAGTTTCTGAGTCAGAGCTTTTCAGCCGTTCATCCGAGCGTGGCGATGGAGCACTCGGGTCTACTGGGTCATACTAAGGATTGATTTTCACATTATTCTCGCGCACAATATCACGCTTTAAGTACATAAATGATTGAATAATAATGGAATAATAGGCGCGCTCTAGAACGCGCGAGAATATATAAACTTTTTAATTATCATGGCAGAAAAAAAATTGAATAAAGGTGGAGAGCTAATAAAGCGCATAAAACGCCTTATAGAACAAAAAGAAAGATGGGAAGAAGCAAAGGCTATTCACAAGATAGAACTTAGTACCACAATAACATATTGTAGACAATCTAAGTATATGGATGTGGATTATAGCTTTGTAAACTTCGAAGATATGAAACTTTTAGCTTTGGCCAGAATACAAAAGCTCATTGATAAATTGCAAAAGAGTTTGATGCTCTATGAAAAAGAAAACAGTTGAAATTCCACAAGTTATTTATACAGACCAATTTCTTAGATTTGTGGCTGTTTATGCCAATAGATTTAAAGCCACAAATGGATATGGTAGATGGCTTGCTGAATATAGACGAATGGATGAGCATGGATGGTTTAAGCCAGAAAAGTTGAGAGAGCTTTATATAGATATATTAAAAGGTACAAGTACTTTATATTATATATACCGGGATGCAGTACATTATATTTGTATACAAGCTCTTGATGCTGCTAAGGCTTTTGCTTCTGCAAACTCATTTGATGTTAGAGTTATAACTGGCGAAATTGCAGTGAATGATGATGACGAAGAGCTTACAGGCTTATCTATGGAAGAAGCAATAAGTATTTGCAATGCCATGAATGAGGAAGCTGAAGAGTTGTTGTTTAGAGTTTATAACAGTAACACTAATAAAATAGTTAAATGATATGGCAAAGTATATAGAAGATGAAGTTCATATTGAAAGTCCGATGGATTTAGAAGCTGAATTATGTAAATATAATTGCAAAACTGAAAAAGAACTTGATGAGCTTCTTTGGTATGATTATGGAGTTACACTTATATTAGATTATAAAGAAGAGAATAACGTATGAATATAGCTTATAAAAATGCTACTGAGGCTTTTGAAGATCTATACGCTTTTATTATGGGCCAAGGAATAAATACTAATGTTGGGACAAAAGCTGTTTACAATGTTGGTTTTTATCTACTTAATCCTCAGCAACGCGTCATAACAACAGAATGGCGTAAATTCAGCGAGCGATATGCAGAGCGTGAATACGCTTGGTACATGTCATGTGATAGGAGTGTAGCTGAAATCAAAAAGTATGCTCCTATGTGGGATAAAATGCATGGTGGAGATAACATTGTCAATTCTAATTATGGGTGGCAATGGACTCGCAATGGCCAATTGGCAAAGTGCATTGAGCAGCTTAGAGAGAATAAAGATACCCGTCAAGCTTGGCTTACTATATTTGACGGCAAAGAAAAAGATGACTATAAGTATGATACACCTTGTACATTATCAGTCGGATTCGATATTAAGCCTCAAATAGGAACTCTTGATATGTGCGTGACTATGCGAAGCAACGATCTGGTTTATGGTTTTTGTAATGACCAATACTGCTGGACAAAGCTTCAACAATTAGTTGCGGATGAGCTCGGTGTGCCAATAGGCACTTATTACCATTTTGCTCATGACTTGCACGTATATGAGAAACACTGGAATATGCAACATGATTTCTACATAGAGCAATATTGCAAAAGATGCAATGAACTAAATGGAGGCGAGCAATGCCATTGGGGTGCATGTTCAGCTTTACGAGAATATGAACAACAGCTTAAAAACTTATAAAAAATGAAGCTGGAAGATTTGAAAGTTATTGATATTATTCAAATGCCTCAGTTTGAAAAGCATATCGAGGCTTTGATTAAGGACTTGTACTTAACTCGTACGAAGATTATGAATGAACATCCAGGTGTTCAATTCAAAAGAGGTCCCATCGAAAGACTACAGGAGAAAAAGGTATTTGGACCTAAAGCTCTTGCTGCTCTTTACGCGAAAGTAGTCGATAAGACTATAAATGCAAGCGAATATCCTTCTACACTTAGAACTTTTATTAAAAGGATAGGTGATGAAGCTTTTCATAGAACCTATCTTGAGTTAAAACAAGTAGAAGAGGGAGAAAAAGTAGAAACAATAATGGTTAAAAAGGAAGAAGATGAAAAAGGTACTTAAATTTTTATGGAGATATGTAGGTGTACTTTATTTCCCTATATATCTATTAGCCTGGGTATTGCATAAAATAGCAAGACTCATGCTTGCGATTGCATATTTTGGATTGCTTAACAAGCAAGCTGGAAAAGATATAATCAAGTCATTATTTAAGTGGCGTGGAAGATATTAAGCAATATGGAGACTTAACCGAAAAGGAACTCTTTGAATTTCTCGATGAAATTAAAAGTGATGATGAGGATATTCAAGAAGCTCAATCTAAGGCAATTGAAAAAATTACCTTAGAAGAAGAACATGTTGAATTATCTGAAGAAGAGCAAGAAAACAGAGAGATTGAAGCTAGATATGGGGATAAAATGCCATGGACAGGTTTAGGTCCAAACAATTGCCAAGGTGTAAAACTGTTTGGACCTGAGGGACAGCGCAGAGCTGCAATGGCTAGCATAGAAGCTAAAAGGAAAAAGTCTCAACGGCTTAAAGAAGACAGAATACGTATTCAGCGTGAAGCTTTCAGGCAAGAATATATACGCCTGAGTGACCCTATAGGAAATGAAAGGATTAAGCTGTTAGTTTCATCGCTTGTTAAAGAACACACAAGAATGGTTGATAAATACTCAACTTATATAAACAAGCGATTAACTACTTTACTTAATCCTTTTATTCCACGTAGGTTAAGAATATGTAAAAGCTTATATCCTGACTCAATTCGTCCATGCCCTGGCTTTTTATATAAAGCAAGTGAGGAATACGGTGCTGGATTAACTTTTTGGGCAATGCCTAATATTCCATATTATTTTGCTCAAAATACAGAGCAGAAAGTTCTTATAAAGCATAAATCACCATTCTTGGTAAATGTAGACCAGTCCATAAAGTTCTATCATGAGCATCTTAAAAAAAGAGCGGACAAAGAGCTTAAATATGCTTCTTTAATATACCAAAAAGGCGTATATTCATACTTTGACCTGTTAAGGCTTAATCCATTTTGGTATGAAGTTTTATATAATGATTTGCAAAACAAGATTAAAGAAATAGTATGAAAAGTAATAATACTAAATTAGCATTGCCAAGAATTTTAATCTATCAAGATGAAGACTGTAAAATCCTGGTAGATTATTTGGTGTATAACGGCTTTCAAGTAATAACCTCAACTGAGGATGATATACTAATCAAAATCAGAGAAAAGAATTATGACTTATGCATATTAAGCCATTATAAAACAATAGATGCCTCTATGAGGCTAAAACCTTTAAAATTTTTGCGCAAATCAGATGATAAAATACCAGTAATAATGGTATCAGACAAGGCCAAATATGAGTATGTTATTGAAGCATTCGATGAAGGCGCAGATGATTACGTTATAAGGCCATATAACATTGAAGAACTTATAAGAAGAATAAAAGCCGTTTTGAAAAGATGTGGTGTGCGAGTAAGAAGTATAGAGCCATCTTATGAGATAGGCGATTACCTGTTTAATACAGTAGATAAAATTCTTACTATAGGCAATGTAAAAACACAGCTTAATAATAAACAAAGCCAAGTTCTTGCTTTATTATGTGCCTATAAAAACGAAACATTACCCAAGAAAATACTTATGCAACAAGTATGGACTGATGATAACTACTTTAATAAACGTAGCTTAGATGTCCATATATGCATGCTGCGAAATATGCTTAAAATGGATAACCGAGTAGCTATAGAAACCATACGAGGAGTCGGTTATTCTCTCGTTATAGAAGAAGATGAAAGCTTAATGTAAAAAAGGCAGACTACTTTTCTGTAGTCTGCCTTATATTTCTCTCGTTCACTTGTTAAGCTACGCGCTTCTTGAAATTCTTCAAAAAATACAGGCTCATTTTTCCTGTCACAAAATCCTCATCTTGATTGCCTGTATGAAAACACTTAAGGCCATATTTATTGGTATAAACCTTAAAATCACCGCATAATTCTCTCGTTCCAGTTTGGTTATTAAACCACCACACTCTAATATAATTTGCATCAAGCCATTTTATTTGCTGCTGAATATATTTAGTAAGGTTCTCATATTCATCATAATCGGCTTGGTCTTCAATATACGGAACAAAGGTGCATTCTATAAGATCTGAGTCATCAACTGCTTTCCAATCATCTTCTATATAAAAATTATTGGAAAACATTTCAGATACCTCATTGGTTTCTTCCAAATTGTCTTCGTCTAATGGCTCTTCACCATAATACAAAAAGTAAAAAGCATCATTTGATATTTGCAAAGTCTGCTTTTTGCTGTAATCTAAAATAAAATTGCTCATTTATTCTCCCGTTCTATAGTTTCACGATATTTCTTCTCAAGCTCTGCTATTTCATCTAAAGCAGCTTGAGGCTGAACTAATTGAACAGCGATTGGCAGTTCATTTTCTTCTTGCATTGCTTGAACTGACTGAGAGCCATCAAGCAAATTCTCTTGCTGTACCTCTTGGGTATTCTCTTGTTCATTTATTTCCATATTGCAATTATTTATTTTTGTTCAACATTTCTCTCGTTGGGCCTTGTGATATTCTCTCGGCCATTTCCTCTGTTAACTCCTGTACCACACTCGGAGTCCAATGTGGACAATTGCTGCATAGTCCACTGTGCACACGAGCTACACAGCTTGTACACTCAGGCATAAGCTGTTTAATCATAATGACCATGCGGCTTTTATGTGTTCTAGTGTGTAACATTTTTTAACAGCTTTACTTTTGTTCTTTTATAGACTAAAGTACAAAATAATCTTGATATAAATTACTGTTTTACAGACTTTAACATAAAAATTTTTCACTGGTTTATTGCAGCTTCAAAATAAAAATATAGAGCTCTAAATGCCTCGAAAATATATGAAATTTCATTATTCTCGTTCATTCTCTCCTCATTTCTTTTTATAGATTTAGTTTACTATTATTCTCAAATAAAAGTGTCCTAGAAGCCAAGAAAATGAGTCAACTTTTTAGCCATAAATTTAACAGCTATTTATATAACTGCTTGGTGGCTTAAAGCTCAGGAAAGCCCATGCCTTAATTCATATTATAGACTTTATAAAAATACATTGATAGATACACTTCTTTTGACCTCTATCGCGTCAAATTGAGTTAACCCATATTATAGTACACCTAAAGCCTAAAAGTGTCCTAGAACGCGAAAGAAGCATGTTTCTATGAGTTTACATATTTTAACATAAATCGCAATAATACAAAAATAGCCGCATATTTAGATATGCAGCAAAAAAAGAGCCGTCTCTTTCGAGACGGCTCCATGGGAGAAACGGTGTCAGGTGGCTGTGTTATGCAAGTGACTCCTCTTCGGCTGTAGTATCAGCAGGAGCTTCGGCAGTTTCTTCATTTGCCTGACCGGCGAGATATTCATCCAGCTCCTTCTTTGCATCCTCGAGCTGCTTCTTTTTGGCTTCCAGCTCTTCCTGAGCTTTCTGCAGCTTCTCCTCTGCCTTCTTCACATTCTCCTCACAGCGAATTACGCGGTCCTGAGGAGTAAGCGGAGTGCGAGTTGCTGCTGCTTCACGGCGCTCCAAATACTTGGCATTGAGCTGTGCACCTTCTTCGTCGAACTCTTCGGCAATCTTAAAGCCCTCAGCTTTTACAACTTTGTGCATAATCTTCGTTGCGAGCGGATTGCCTTCGATAGGAGCCGGAACTGAAATGCGGTAGAGCAAGCGCTGAGCTCGTTTGTCAGGCACGATTGCCACGATACGGCCGATTACCATTTCAATGTGCTCTTCACCGTTTTCGTCTGTAGTACGGTATTTCTCAAATTCTACCGGTTTACCTACGTTGCCGATAATTTCGTTAACCTCTTCGGCAATTACTTCCGGCGTCCATTCAACTTTGTCTACCGGGTCTTTTGCTTTGCGAGCACGGGCTTTCTTCTCCGGCTCAACAACTTCGTCCAGAATACGAACGAGATTGCTGTCATGTACCTTAATAATGCGGCGTCCGTCGTCTGTCTTGATTGCATAAAGCACCTTATTGCTGCGCTTCTCTTCAATCACTCCGGCGATATAGCCGTCAACCCATTCTGCGGTGTTGAAAGGAACTGCCTGACAACGATGGTTAACGTTCTTCTTCAGCTCTTCGGCCAGCGCGTGACGCTCCTCGTCGGTCATCTTCGGCTTTTTCTCCTGAGTTGCCTTGCTGCCATTGTAGAGCGGGTTGAGTCCGCCATTCTCTTCAGCTGCCTTGATAGCTGCTTCTTCCTCAGAGCTGAGCTGAGTTTCTTCTTCACTTGCAGGAGCGGCAGGAGTCTCTTCTGCGATTGCCTCAAGAGCTGCAGGAGCAGCGTAGGCCTGAGCCTGTTCACGAGCTGCGAGTACGGCTTCGATAGCCTTCTTGTCTTCATCACTTGCTGTTGCCAAAAGAGCGTTCAGCTTCTTCGTTGTCATCTGCGAAAATTTCTTTGTTGCCATAATACTGTAATTTTTGAATTGTTATTAAAATGTTATTGTTTAATTTTGATATTTGCAAATATACTATGTTTTTTTGAATTATTGAGCTGCTTTGGGAACTTTTTTCCAAGTTTTATGTTAAAAAATATCAATTGAGTTTTTTAAACGGCCCTAAAAGTCCGAGAGTACTTATACTATATCCCTCCTTGCCAAAGAATTTGAGTGCCATATTAGCCAATTTCGTTGTCCCTAAGGCATCCGAAGACACTACTATGATAGCTACATGGCCCTCATCGTTGGACACGATAGCGCAATCCGAAATGGCTTCTATGAAGTTCTCCATACTGTCCAAATTCTCTCGAGTGGCCTCAACTTCAAGCCTATAAACCGTTACAAACATTTCATTTTTTGCCATGTTATTTAGCTTTTACGGTTTTTGTAACTCTTGCTTACCTCTACACTGAACACGCCGTGCCAAAGAGCAAATCGGATTGCTGTTTCTAAGTTGTCTTGTTCAACTGCAATTGTCGGTGTCAAAAACAATGTTTCTGACTTGGTTGCTGAAAATTTCATTGTTACCATATTACTGTAAATTTTTATTAGTTGCTCCGCAACAATATTGCGAAAGCAAGGATTAAACTTAGTGCCGCTGTAGGTGTCGCTCCTAAAATCCGCTTCGCTTGATACTGTTCCACGAATATCGTTTCTCTCCGCAGCGGCTAAGGTCATGCATTCTCTTGAGGAGTGCCGTCCCATTCTGTTACTTGCTCGAGTACAATGTACCGGCGTTGCTTTGCGCGGCACATAAGAGCCGCATAGCTGTCTGCGTCTGTTTTGTTATCAAACTTCTCCACAACTGTGGGATTGATACCGCCGTTATAGGCAACTGCTACATAAAAAACTGTTGTTTTCATATTGCTGTAAATTTTAGTTGTTTTGGCTATCGCCATATCTTTTTAAGTATATGCAAATATACTACTTTTATTTTAATCTGATTACTGCTTTAAGAACTTTTTTCGTTAAATAACGTTGGCTATTTTACGTTCATTCTTGTTGCATATTCATCAATTTGTTCTCTTGTGAGCCACTCAGGTTTAACCGGCAACAAATCGTAAAGCTCTCGCATTTTATCGATTTGTTTCTGCTCGTCGTGAGCCCAAAGGCAATGCTCAGCATTTCGGCTGCCATAGCCAAGATAGTAATTGCAATCGCATTGAAGCCGGTTGAGTAGCATGTACTCAAATTTATAGTCTCTTGCTGCCATGTTAATATATTCTTAGAAATTTGTGCAAATATAGTCTCTTGCCGTATTTCACAATATACGCATAGCCATTTCTCTTGCTGTAGCGTATCTTTTGCCAACGGCCTCTCGTGACCTCTGGGTCCTTTACTGTGAACATGATTGTGCTCACGTATCTTGCCGCATCGCCTGAATGACTTATTTGTATCTCAATGCACTCGGCTCCGTCATGCAAAACTCCTGTGCGTCCAACCCGGGCGAACGGCTATCCGCTTAGCGGATATTTATGCCGTTCTCGTCTACTGTAATTACCTCAACCAGCATTGCCTTGCCAGGTATTTCTCTTGTCTCGGTAATTTTCTTGCCGTCCTCTTCACGCTCTACTGTCTCCTTTTTCGGTTTGTCCTCTTTGTAGATGCAGTAGGTGTGTTCGTAGTAGCCGCGCAAGTCGTCGCGTTTTGCTGCGTCCTTGATATATTCGAGGATATTTTTTTCGGCATAGTAGTGGCATTCACTGGCAAACATTCTCTCGCCGGTTATTTCCTCGTTGTCAATTCTTACTTCTCCTGTTTCCAACATACTGTTTGGAATGTTCGTCAATACGAAACGATAATTTCTGTTTACTTTCATTGCTGTAATGTTTTATTGTTATTACTTATTTTATCTATGCAAATATACTAATTATATTTGAACCGGAAAAACTTTGAGCAACTTTTTGTGTTAAATTTTGTTTGTAATCTCAGTTGTTTCGTTCGTTATTTCCGATATGCAAATATACAAATAATATATGAAACACGAAACTTTTTGGCATATTTTTTTCAGGCTATTTTGTGGGTGCTAAAAAAATAACATAGAAAAATTCTCAGGTTTAAGTTGTGTTAAATCGGATGGTTGTTAACCACATTTAACATTCTGGCAGTTAGCCAAGTAGCATGTACAGTAAATCTCTATATGGTGAAATATAGCGAGTTAGGAAATGTTAAATTTACGTTAAGAATTGTGGCTCAATTCCTGTGTGGCTGTGAGCCGGCTCTGGCTCTGGTCAGAATGATTGTGGTACCAGAGTGGCTCTGGCCAGAATGATT